AACAGCCAACTCACTAGACATCTCAGGAGACATTGATGTAGATGGCACAACAAACTTAGACATAGTAGATATTGATGGTGCTGTAGACATGGCTTCTACCTTAACAGTTGCAGGCGTTTTAACAGGTGCTAGTTTAGATATTAGCGGCAACATAGACATAGATGGCACAACAAACTTAGACATAGTAGATATAGATGGTGCTGTAGACTTTGCATCTACAACAGCTCACGCAGGTAATGCAACCTTTGCTGACAATGCTAAAGCTATCTTTGGAGCAGGTTCAGACTTACAGATTTACCACGATGGAAGTAATAGTTACGTTAGCGACCAAGGAACTGGTCCATTAAAACTCTTGTCAAATGGTTTGCAAGTTAAAAATGCAGCAGATGACGAAAGTATGATTGTTGCTAATCAAAACGGAGCAGTAACGCTTTATCACGACAACGCAGCCAAACTAGCCACCACTTCAACAGGCATAGACGTAACAGGCGTAATAACTACTGACGGTCTTACAACAAGTGCTGACATAAACTTTGGCGATGATGACAAAGCTATCTTTGGAGCTGGTTCAGACTTACAGATTTGGCATGATGGAGATAATAGTTTTATTAGAGACAGTGGCACTGGTGATTTACAAATAAGAGCCTCAAACTTACTTTTAACAGATGTTGACGGAACAATTATGTTTGATGGACGAGACAATGGTGCAGTGTCTTTATATCACAACGGCTCTCAAAAAATAGCCACCTCCTCAACAGGCATAGACGTTACAGGAATCATCGTAAGTGATGGTATGTCTACTAATACTTCAGGAACATCAAACTTTATAGCAGGTGTCAACGCAGGTAACTCCATTACAAGTGGTGGTAATTTTAATACTGTCGTGGGTGATAATGCGGGTACTGCGATTACTACTGGTGATGAAAATATTGCTATAGGGTATAACTCATTGCTTACTGAAGACACAGGTAAGTTTAGCGTTGCTATTGGTGTAGGAGCTTTACAGACACAAAATAATGACGGCAACAACTACAACACAGCTGTTGGGCATGAAGCAGGTAAATTAGTAACCACAGGCACAAGCAATACCCTAATAGGTGGTCTATCAGGTGATGCTATAACCACAGGTGCTGGTAACACAGCAATTGGACTAGGTTCTTTATCAGCTACTACAACAGCAAATTTCAATACAGCACTTGGGTATCAATCTCTACTAGCAAACACTACAGGTACTCAAAACGTATCAGTTGGTTCAGCTTCTTTAGACGCTAATACAACTGGTAATTACAATGTTGCTGTTGGTGATAACGCTATGACTAACAATACCACAGCAAGTAGCAATACTGCTATGGGACAAGGTGCATTACAAAACAATACAACTGCCGATAGTAATGCTGCTTTTGGTAGAAATGCTTTACAACTTAATACTACAGGTACAAATAACGCATCGTTTGGTGCTTTTGCACTAGATGCAAACACTACAGCAGATAATAATACTGCAGTTGGTTATGCTTCTTTATCAGCAAATACTACAGGTACTCAAAACACAGCCGTTGGTACTGCTGCACTAGATACAAATACTACAGGTGGGCAAAATACTGCAATAGGTTATGCTGCAATGGACAATAACACTACAGGTACTCAAAATACTGCTGTAGGTGGACTTGCTTTAGACGCTAATACTACAGCCAATAACAACACAGCTGTTGGTTATGCTTCTTTAACAGCAAACACTACAGGTCATAGCAATACAGCAGTGGGTGGTTCATCAGGTACTGCAATAACCACAGGTACTGACACTACTTTAATAGGTTTTGAATCAGGTAAAGCTTTAACAACAGCAGACGAGAACACCGCAGTAGGTTACAGAGCTTTATTGAAAGCTACAACAGGTGGTTCTAATGTTGTTATGGGTCACTCAGCAGGACAAGATATAACCACAGGTACACAAAATACAGGTATAGGTAATTTAGCATTATTAAGTACAACAACTGCATCAAACAATGTAGCAATTGGGCATAGTAGTTTACAAGCTAATACTACAGGTGCAGATAATACAGCTGTTGGTATGAGTTCTTTAGATAGTGCTACCACAGCATCTTATAATACTGCTGTAGGTCGTTCAGCATTACAAGCTACAACAACTAATGGTAGTTCAACAGCAGTTGGAGCTTATGCTTTAAATGTTAATACAGGTGCCAGTAACACAGCAGTCGGTGCTTTTGCGTTAGACGCTAATACTTCAGCTGCAAATAACACAGCAGTAGGTAGTAGTGCTTTAGGAGCAAACACTACAGCTGCAAATAACACAGCAGTAGGAGCAAGTACTCTAGGAGCAAACACTACAGGTGCTAATAACACAGCAATAGGAAAAAGTGCTTTAACAGCAAACACTACAGGTGCTTACAATGTAGCTGTAGGGTTTCAGGCTTTAGTCGCAAACACCACAGGAAGGAACGTAGCCCTAGGTGCAGATTCTTTAGCCGCTAACACTACTGGTTCAAGTAATTGTGGTCTTGGGGACAGCACTTTAGCGTTAAATACTACAGGTACTAGCAATACTGCGGCAGGTTTTAATTCGTTAGACTCAAACACTACAGCCTCTAACAACTCAGCTTTTGGCTTTAACTCTTTAGGAGCAAACACTACAGGTGGTGTAAATACTGCTGTGGGAAGTTTAGCTTTAACCACTAATACTACAGGTGGTAGACTTACAGCTGTTGGTTATAAAGCATTAACTGCAAATACTACAGGAGTTAACAACGTAGCAGTAGGTTGTGAATGGTCTGGTTTAACTGGTACTCTTGGTTCAAACACAACAGGTGGAAGTAACGTAGCTATGGGTGACGCTGCTTTAGGTGCTAATACAACTGCTAGTAATAATACAGCAATCGGTACTCTTTCTTTAAGAACTAATACTACAGGTGCTAGTAATACTGCTGTAGGTTCTAGTGCTTTAGCAGCAAACACTACAGGTACACCCAATACCGCAGTTGGTTATGCAGCATTAACTTCAAATACGACAGGTTCTGCTTTAATTGCTCTAGGTTTTCAAGCTCTAGAAAATAGTATATCTGATAGTGATACAGTTGCTATAGGCGTAAATGCAGCAAGAAATGCAACTACAAGTAATAGCGTTGTTATTGGTTCACAAGCTAATAGTACAGGTGTTATGACTGGTGATAGCAATGTCTTAATTGGTCATCAGTCAGGATTTAATTTTACTTCAGGAGCTAATAACGTAGGAGTTGGTAAAGATTCTTTATTAGCAAACACTACAGGTGCAAACAACACATGTATTGGTAATCTTGCTGGTGATGGTATAACAACTGGTTCTCAAAACACACTCGTTGGGTCAAGTTCTGAAACTAGTGCAGTAGGAGTCAATAACGAAATAGTTATTGGGTATGGAGCAACAGGTAGTGGTACAGTTACAGCCACGCTTGGTATAGGGGCAACTGACACTTCTATTGGTCTAGGTAATACGTCTTGGAGTGGTTCTTCAGACGAAAGATTAAAAGAAAATATTACATCTTCAACAGCAGGGCTTTCGTTTATCAATGATTTACGTCCTGTTACTTTTAATTGGAAATCTATAGGTTCTATTCCTGAAGAACTTAGAGGTTACGAAGAAGGCTCTGATGAAAAATACAATCAAAACGATAAAACAAATCATGGTTTTATTGCTCAAGAAGTTAAAACTGTTCTTGATAACCATCCAGAAATAAAAAATGGTCATGCGATTTGGTCAGAAAAAACTGATGGAACTCAGGCTTTATCCCCTGGTGCTTTAGTACCAATGCTTGTAAAAGCTATACAAGAACAAAACGCTTTAATTGAGTCATTAACGACTCGTATAACAACCCTAGAAGGGTAACAACAAAAAAGGAGAATAGAATGGCACAAACAGTAACAGAATGTTTAGCAGCAGGAACTGATAGCGTAAACTTAATTGATGGTGTAAAAGCTGGAAGTTGGGACGTTGAAGGAATGACACAAGCTGAAATAAACGAGATGGTTCAAAGAAACGTAGACCACTTATCTACAATTTTACTATACGAACCAGTTGATTCTGATGATGACACTCCAGATGTAAAAGGAGCAGCAAGTAATTTAAAAACTACTCACGTTGCAGCAGTTACAACTGGTACTGATTACATCGCAGCAAATTAATTTATAAAAAATACCTGGGGAGGTAAACTAAAATGGAAAGTAAAGAAAAAGAATTAACTAATGAGCAAAAATATTTTCAAAGTCAAATAGAAGATTTAAAACAAAAAGAACAAGCTTTAAATTTTCAATTAGATCAAGTAAGAGCAAGTTTATTAGTATTTAATAATTCATTTACTCAGTCTACTAAAGATGTAGCTGAAGAAATATTAAAAGAAGAAAAATCTGAAGATAATAAAAAAGGAGAAAAATAATGGATATGTTAGTTAATTTAGTAAATTGGGTTACTTTAATTGTTACTGTTTCATCATTAATAGCAGCAACAACATCAACACCTAAAGATGATGTTTGGATTGGCAAAATATATAAATTTATTGATATGTTAGCTTTAAATATTGGTAAAGCAAAAGAGTCAACACCTAAAAAATAATGGCTACTGTTAAAGATGCTTTAAATGCTATAGAGTCTCATGAAAAAGAATGTAAAGCATTGTATACAAGTATTAATAAAAGATTAGAAGATGGTTCAAAACGATTTGATAAATTAGATAATATGATATGGGCAGTTTATCCATTTATTGTAGGCGTTGTATTTTTGGCTAAGTTTGTATAATGAGTAGACAGAAAAAATCAACAGTTAATAAAGCTAATAATTATACAAAACCAGGTATGCGTAAGCGTATATTTAATAGAATTAAATCTGGCAGCAAAGGTGGTAGACCTGGACAATGGTCTGCTCGTAAAGCACAAATGGTAGCAAAAGCTTATAAAAAAGCAGGAGGTGGTTATAAATGAAAGGCGTTAAACATTATACAAGAGATGGCACTGAGCATAAAGGAAGTTCTCACAAGATGGCTAATGGTACTCTACATACAAATAAATCACACACTAAGACTAGTGTAAAATTATTTCATTTTAAAGATTTAAGTCCAAGAGCTAAGAAAAAAGCTAAAAGTTAATGCCTCTTAAAAAATCTCAAAGAAGTTTAAAAAAATGGACAGGAGAAAAATGGACTACATCTAGTGGTAAAAAATCTTCTGAAACAGGTGAAGTCTATGCACCTAAAGCACAAATACAAAGATTAAAGTCTACATCTAAAGGTAGAAGCAAACTTGCTAGAGCAAATAAGAAAAAACGCGAAGCAACAAGAAAAGGCAAACAACATGCAAGACATGGTTTGCATAAAGGAAAAAAAAGATAATACATTAATATAGGAGAATATATTATGAATGAAGAAAGATTTAGTGGAGATATGAGTCGTAATGAAGTTGAAATAGACCTTAATAAATTTATGGCAATGGTTTCTGAAATTGGAGAACTTAAACAAAAAATCATGGAATTAGAAAATGATAAAGAGCCAGATAATCCTTGGCAAAAATGGATATGGTTATCTAATATGATAGACGCATGGAGAATTTTTCCTCGTATGTTTTTAACAGTCTATATTGTATTACTTTATAAATGCACAATATGGTTTATGAATTTACCAACACCAACCTTTGAGCAATCAGGTTTAATTTCAGTAGTAGTTGGAGCAGGTGCTGCTTGGTTTGGATTGTATGCAGGAACAGCTAAAGATAAAATTAATAGCCAGTAATAAATGAGCGAAGTCTTTGGTTTAATAGCTGAAGTAGGTTTCCCTATAGCTATGGCTATGATAGGTGGGTTTTTTATATTTCTTACTATTAAATACATACTTGAGTCTGTTGTTGGTCAAGTCAATTCTATTCATGGCATTGTCTCATCACTTGATAACAGAGTTAAAACTATGAATCACGACATGATAAGAATAGATGCAACTATGTGTGTTGTATTAGGCATACGCCCTGATCTTAATAGAATAGCTAGAGCTGACGGAAAAGAAGACGCAAGAAGAGATTAATGGATATTGCACAAGCTATATCAGAATATGGTTTTCCTATAGTAGCTACTGTTGGTTTACTTTATATGATCTACTTTATATGGGGTTTTATTACTAACAATATCAAGAAAAAATTATCTGAAGCTTCTGTTACGCTTATAGCTTTAATTGACAGAATTAGAGTTTTAGATAATGATATTATAAGATTACAACAAAAGTTGGACACGGTTATTGAATTAAGAGATAACCAGGAGAAAGAAAATGCCAAAGAAAGTTCTAAGCAAGAAGGATAGAGAAGAACAAAATTTTTTATATAGAATAATTGTTATTGTAGGAGTTATATTAATAGCAGGAGTTATTAGTGTAAATGTTCAAGCAGATCAAATAACACATAAGTTTAAATCACCATCATTTAATGGTGTAAATACATCTAGTCATTATCTTACTATTGAAAATCAAGAATTCAATCGTAAACAAACAATTAAAGACGAACTAAAAGCTGCTATAGAAGAAGCTGAAAGAGATAAAGAAAATTCTACAGTTCAGCGTTTTATTCGTAATTTTGAAAGCAGGGTGTATGCAGAACTAAGTAGACAGCTTATAGCTAATCTATTTGGTGAAACACCATCTGATTCTGGAGTTATATCTTTAGAAGGTAATACGATAGAATACAGTACAGATGGAGATTTTTTAACACTACGAATAACGGAGAGTGATGGTACAGTTACGGTTATTACAATTCCTATCGGTAGTTTTACTTTCTAGTTGTTCTATCTTTGACCAGTATGTTGATACATACGAGCAAAGATTTAAAGCAAATGATGTAGTACGAATAGACGAATTACAGTCTAAATATTTATTAAATGTTACACCACCAACAATTAAACCAGTTGTTGCTGTATACCCTACATCATTTACAGATCAAACAGGACAAAGAAAAAGTAATAGTGAGTTTGCTTTATTTTCTACAGCAGTTACACAAGCACCACATACTTTATTAATTAGAGCACTTAAACATGCAAGTAATGGTGAATTTTTTAGAGTTGTAGAAAGAATTGGTTTAGATAATTTAACTAAAGAAAGGCAACTTATAAGATCAGCTAGAGAACAGTTTGCAACAGATGAGGAAAAAAAGAAACAACTTGCTCCCTTATTATTTGCAGGAGTATTGCTAGAAGGTGCTGTTATTGCTTATGACAGTAATTTAACTACTGGTGGTATAGGTGCTAGATATTTAGGAATAGGAACAAGTATTCAATATAGAGAAGACAATATAACAGTTAGTCTTCGTATGGTATCAGTTGCTACAGGTGAGATACTTATAGAAGTGTTAAGCCAAAAAACCATATTTAGTTATGGAAAATCAGAAGATGTTTTTAGGTTCATAGAAATGGGTACTGAGCTAGTAGAAATTGAGCTAGGTAATTCACGAAATGAATCAACAACTATTGCACTTATGAAAGCAATAGAAGGAGCGGTATTAGAACTTATTACTATCGGTTACGATAGGGGATTTTGGAAATATGAAGAACTTAAAATTAACAAGCCTGATTGTGATGATGATTGCATCGCCACTTTACGCGGCTGATAACGAAATATATTTAGATCAAAGCGGTACTACACTTAATTTAGACATTGAGCAGTTAGGTATATCAAACATTATTGGTGGACTGAATTCAACAGCAGGTAGTGTCAATGCTTTTGATATTGATGGTACAAGTATGACTATTGATATTAATATGATTGGAAACACTAACAAGTTTCTTGGTGATATATGGGCAGATAGCTTTACGGCACTTTATAACTTTACTGGTAACAGTAATACTTTTACTATTCAAGTTGACCCTTCTAATACTTTTGGTGCTGACTCTTCTAATCAAAATATAGCTGTTACTGGCTCTAGCAATACTTTTACTCTAAACCAAGGCACAACTGCTTTAGCAGCTACTTTAGATTTAGACTGGATTATCCAGGGTTCTAACAATACAGTTGTATCTAATATTAATATTGATGGTGCTACAAACTATATGGATATAGATGGTAGTGATAATACAGTTAATTATACTGGTACAGGTGTTTCAGCATCAGCAGGAGGTTACTTTTGGTTAGATCATACAGGTGGACAAAGAACATTCAACATACAACAGTTAAGCACACAAGATAATGACTGGCTTAAAGTTATTAGTATTGGTGGCAATGCTGCTTCCACAGTTTGTATTATCCAAAACGACCAAGGAACAAGCACTAGCTGCTAATATTGGTGGGATATCTGAACTTAATGGTTCAGCACAGATTGTAAGAGATGAGCCATTTATTGCAGAGGTAGATTTTGCAATTCAAAGCAACGATGAAGCTGTTACTACTAATGGTCGTATGGCTATTACTTTTTTAGATGATAGTAAAGTAAGTTTGACAGAACATTCACAATTAATAATAGACGAGTATATATTTGATCCTGATCCTTCTAAATCAAAAATGGCTTTAACTTTTGGATTAGGTACTGCTAGATTTATTACAGGAAACTTAGGAAGAATAGATAAACAAAATATATCCCTTAAAACTCCTACAGCTAACATAGCTATAAGAGGCACAGACTTTACAGCTACAGTAGATGAGTTAGGTAGATCATTAATAATACTTTTACCAGACGCTCTAGGACTTTCTAGCGGTGAAATAGAAGTTATTACTGCTATGGGTAGCGTATTACTTAATAAACCTTATGAAGCTACAACAGTAAGTGTATTTGAATCTCAACCAAGTAAACCAGTTATATTAGATTTAACTTTAGATATTATAGATAACATGCTTATTGTTACACCTCCTAAAAAAGAAATAAGTCTTACAGAAGAAGTATCACAAAATGCTAAAGCTAATATATTAGATTTTAATGACTTAGATGTAGATTATTTAGATCAAGATTTTTTTGCTGAAGACGAGTTAGAATTTACTGAATTAGATATTAATTATTTAGATGTAAACTTTCTTGAAGATTTATTAGATATATTAGATTCTTTAGCTATAAGTGAAGATGAAGAAATATTAGCAGATGCAGGAAGAATTAATTTAACAGGAACTAAATTTGGACAAGACTCCGAAACGCAAATAACTACATTAATTGCAGGTGATGTTATAAGTGTTAGAAGAAAAGTTAATGATTCTATTAGATTAGATTTAAGTGGTAGCGGTTCTTATACCTTAATCTTAATACAAGATGGAGTAAGTAATGTTGTTAAGATTAATGGTGGCGGTGACTCTAATATAACTATAACGCAAAGTGAATAAGTTATTATTGCCTATACTTATAATACTAAGTTTGCCTTTAATATTTCAAAGCACACCAACAGAAATAATAAAACTTAAAACTTTTGATGCTTTAGTAACAATACCAGAACCATCTGGTAACTTTGTCATACTTAATATAACCGAAGAAGATGTAGAACGTGAAGGTGGTTATCCATTACCAAGACAAAGATTAGCAGAAATACAAATTGAGTTGTTAGAAAAAGGAGCTATTGGTGTAGGTTGGGTTATATCATTTCCACAAGCAGATAGAATGGGTGGTGACGAAGCCTTTGCTACAACATTAAGTTATGCACCATCTGTTATTGCTATGTTTGAAGATGGTAAAGGTAACTATCCTAAATTTACAGGTACAGTTGTCAAAGGTAATGATATTGGTGGTATAGTATCTAAGGGAGTCAAGGAAAACCTGAACACTCTATCAATAAACACATTACAGGGTTTAGCCATTGCTCCCACTGAAGTTGATCAACTTGTAAGACGAATACCACTATTAGTACGAACACCAAACAATGAATGGATTCCTTCTTTTGGCACACAAATATATAAAGCTTTATTTGGTGTAAAGACTTACATTATAAAAACTAATGATAATGGTATAGAAGAAATATCAATAAGAGGAATACCACCAGTTAAAACAGATA